GGCCACGAAAAAGATACAAAGAAAAGAGTTGTTATCTCTACTTGGCAATCTATTTACAATATGCCAAAGAAATGGTTTAAAGACTTTGGTATGATTATTGGTGACGAAGCGCATTTATTTAAAGCTGTTTCTTTAACAAAGATATTAACCAAATTAGAAGATTGTAAGTATAGAGTTGGACTTACAGGAACACTTGATGGTACTAAAACACATAAACTTGTATTAGAAGGATTGTTTGGTACTGTAAATAAAGTTGTATCCACAAGTGAATTACAAGAAAGAAAACAACTCGCTGATTTAAAAATTATTTGTTTAATACTACAACATGATGCCACTGCCCGCCAGTTTTTAAAAGATAAAAGCTACCAAGAAGAAATGGACTACCTAGTTTCAAACAGTAAACGTAATAAATATATACGGAATCTTTGTTTGTCTTTGCAAGGCAATTCTTTATGTTTATTCCAATATGTTGAAAAACACGGTGAAATACTTAAAGGTTTAATCGAAGAAAAAGCACTAGATCGCAAGGTGTTTTTTGTTCATGGGGGGGTAGAGGCAAATGAAAGAGAAGATATTAGAGCGATTACGGAAAAGTCCGACAATGCAATTATTATTGCTTCGTATGGAACTTTTAGCACTGGTATTAATATTAGGAATCTTCATAATATTATATTCGCTAGTCCTAGCAAAAGTCGTATTAGGAATCTTCAGTCTATTGGGCGTGGGCTTAGATTGAAAGACAATGATTCTTCAGCAACGTTATATGATATTGCTGATGATTTAACTTATAACGATAAAGAAAATTACACATTACAGCACTTTAAAGAACGAATAAATATATACAATAGTGAAGAATTTAATTATGAAATACATAACATAGAGTTAATCAATGAATCAAAACACTGAGAACCCTATCAAAATAATTAAACTCATCAATGGAGATGATATTGTTTGCGTAATACCTAAAGAACAATTAGGTGATAAATCTCCTTTGATTCGATTAGATAAACCTCTTCAAATTAAATACGTTCCACAATTAACACCTACTGGGTTTAGAGATTATATTGCTTTAATTAAATGGACAGGATATTCCAAGGATCAAATTATAACTATTCCTAAAGATAAGATTATGACTATTACAAATGCTGGCAATAGTATGGTTACAAGTTATTTTAATATTGTAAAAGACTACGATAAAGAACATCTTAAAACCATGGACGCCTCTGACAAGTATAAAAAACAAAAACTAACTGATGAAGAAAACAAAACAATAAATGAAATATTTGAGGACTTTGATGATGACACAACTATTCACTAATACTAGCTCTCTAATATCCTTTATGAACGCTGGACAAGCTTCATTATACACAGAAATTATAAAATGTCAACGTTGATTTGAATTGCTTAAAACATTGACTTTTTAACCAACTTATAGTATATTAATATAATGAATACAAAAACAAAAAAAGAGCATTACGTAAACAACAAAGATTTTTTAGAGGCAATGAAAGCCTATAAAAAACGTTGTAAAGATGCTAAAAAAAACAACACAGAAAAACCACTTGTTGACGATTATCTTGGTGGCTGTTTTTTAAAGATTGCAAATCACTTATCATATAGACCTAATTTTATTAATTATACATTTAGAGATGATATGATTAGCGATGGTATAGAGAACTGTTTACAATACCTTGATAACTTTGATCCAGCTAAATCAAATAATCCATTTGCCTATTTTACACAAATTATCTATTACGCCTTTATAAGAAGAATACAAAAAGAAAAAAAACAAACAGTTATTAAACAAAAACTAATATTAGATAATAACTATGATGATATGATATTACAGCCTGGTGATGAGGGTGGTGAATTTACAAATCAATTTAGAGAATTTTTACAAAAAAACACAAGATTAGACGAACAACCAAAAAAAGAAAAAACAAAACCAAAATCAAAAACAAGAAAAGTTAAAAAAAGAAGTTCATCTAGTCTTTTTTAGTTTATGAAAATCGCTTTACTAAACGACACGCACTTTGGTGCTCGTAATGATAGTCCTGCTTTTTTAGAATACTTTATGCGATTCTATAATGAGCAATTCTTTCCTTATTTGGAAAAAAATAATATTAAAACATTAATTCATTTAGGTGATGTAACTGACCGAAGAAAGTTTATCAACTTTAAAACTGCTCACGCATTTAGACAAAAGTTTATGAAACGTTTATGGGAAATGAAAGTTGATACTCATATTATTGTTGGTAACCATGATACGTATTTTAAAAATACAAATGAAGTAAATTCTGTTTCAGAACTATGCACAACGTATGATGGTGTAAATGAGCCTTGGATTTATACCAATCCAAAAGAAGTGGAACTAGGTGGTTGTCGTATGTTATTTTTACCTTGGATTTGTGATGATAATTACGAAGAATCAATTTATGCAATAGATAACTCAACATCAGAAATATGTATGGGACATTTAGAGATAAAAGGATTTGAAATGCAAAAAGGTGTTGTTAATGAACAAGGTTTAGAAAAGTCACAATTTAAAAGATTTGAAAAAGTTATATCAGGGCATTTTCATAAAAAATCAGATGATGGCCACATCTATTATCTAGGTGCACAGTATGAACAAACTTGGTCAGATTATAAAGATCCAAAAGGATTTCATATTTTTGATACAGAAACAAGAGAGTTAGAAAGAATATCTAATCCTCTTAGAATACATAAGAAGTTTATTTACAACGATAAAGATAATGATTATTCAAATGTAGATTTATCTAAATTTAATAATACGTTTGTTAAAGTTTTTGTGACCAATAAAACAGATGATATTATGTTTAATAAAATATTAGATGGTTTACACAATAAAATAAATGCACACGAAGTTATGGTTATTGAAGATTTAAATACTGATCTAGGAGCAAGTGTAAGAGAAGACATACTAGAACAAGGGGAAGATACGTTAACGTTTTTAGGCAACTACATAGATCAAGCAGACACAGAATTAGATAAACATAAACTTAAAAAATATTTAAAAGAATTATACTTAGAAGCAAGTGAAAGATGATAATTTTTAAAAAAATACGCTGGCGTAACTTTTTAAGCACAGGTAATCAATTTATAGAAATAGATTTAAACAAATCTCAAACAACGTTAATTATTGGCGCTAATGGTTCTGGTAAATCAACACTATTAGATGCTTTATGTTTTTCTTTATTTAATAGACCATTTAGAAATATTAAAAAAGAACAAATGGTTAATACTATTAATCAAAACGATACGATAGTAGAATTAGAGTTTACAACAGGAACAAAACTATATAAAATTATACGAGGAGTTAAACCAACTATTTTTGAAATTTATTGTGATGGTGAATTACTAAATCAAGAGGCTTCAAGTATAGATTATCAAAACGTTTTAGAAGATCAAATATTAAAATTAAATTATAGAGCATTTAAACAAGTAATCACGTTAGGGTCTTCTTCTTATCAACCATTTATGCAAATGAGACCTAGACACAGGCGAGAGGTGGTAGAAGAAATATTAGACATAAGAGTATTAACTCATATGGATATACTTACAAGAAATCAACAAACAGATTTAACTTCAAAGATAACAGACGCTAGACATCAGTGTGATATTGTACAATCAAAATATGATTTAGAATTTAAACATTTACAAGAATTAAAACATAGAAGTTTAGATGATATAGATGTAAAAAAAATTAATTTAAAGAAAAATCAAGATGCACAGAAAGATTATCTACAAAAAATACAACTATTAGACAATGATTATAAACAACTACAAGACAATATACAAGACAAAGAAAATATTGAAAAAAAATTAAAAGAATTAGCAAAATTAGAAACAAAGATTGAAACAAATTTAAAGACACACGAAAAAAGTTTAAAATTTTTTGAAGAAAATGATTCGTGCCCCACTTGTACTCAGCCACTGGAACCAGAATTTAGGGGTGAAAAACGAGCATATGAAAAAGGAAAGATTACAACTTTAAATGATGGAATGAAGAAATTAGTTGAAGAAATAACAAAAGTAGAAGATAAACTAACTACCATTGACAAACTATCAAAAAAAATGTATGATATACAAATAGAAATGTCAAAAATTAATACGTCAATTGATGCAATCAAAAATCATAGTGATAATTTACACAATGAAATTATACTATTAGAAAATAGAGATAAAGATACATCAAAGATTGAACAAGAATTAGAAGACTTTAAAAGAGAATTAGAAGAAACAAAACTACAGTTAAATAAAATAATAGAAGAAAAAAAATATATAGATGTAGTACGAGAGGTACTTTCAGATAAAGGTGCGAAGGCAAAGATCATTAAAAAGTATCTACCTATAATGAATACTCTTATTAATCAATATCTACAATCAATGGATTTCTTTATATCGTTTCATTTAGATGAGGAGTTTAA